CGCCATCAGGTTGAGCGTCTCGACCAGGCTTGCCACCTTCGCCTGCGGGATGCCGTCGTCTTCGTACTGCACCTTGGAGCCGAGAATGAACCCGGTCGTCGGGTCGACGAAGTGCGCCTCCAGCATCAAGCCGGCGACGACCGACTGCGCCTCGTTCTCGATCAAGATCGCCGTCACGTCATCCCCGTCAGGGACCAGCGTGTTGAACAGAATCTGATTGGTCGCCGGGCTCAGGACGTAGTCGCCGGTCGCACCCTCCCGTTGCAAGACGCCGTTGTGGTAGACAAGCGGCTTCTCGTTCTCGTCGAAGATGAACGAGAACACCGTGCGGTCGCTATCGACGTTCCAGTCCTCGCGCGTGTAGCCCTCGACGAAAGGCGGCGTGACGCGAAAGACGGAGACCTCGTCGTCCTCGTTCAGCCCGGCGTTGAAGATGATCTGCGTCGGGTCGGTCGTCGTCTGGTGGGTATAGTCCTGGGTATCGCCCCGGCGCTGCAGGATGCCGTTGACGTAGACCAGGGTCTCCGTGTCGTCGTCGAGGGTGACATCGAACGTCGTCTGCGCCGCTGTTGCGGTGAAATCCGCGCGCGTTGACATGACCGGCGCGTAGATGTCGCCGACGCTGACGCCGGACGGGCCGCGCAGGGCCTCGGCGGGAATAAGCTGTTCCCAGCCTTCCTCCGGCTGGTCGACACCATTGATCGCGTACTCGCCAATCCGGTACTGCAGCCCGTCAATCCCGTTGTAGCGGAAGTCGATCGGCGCATCGAAGTTGCCCTCGTCATCGAACAACCGGCGCATCAGCTCCGCCAGCGTCAGGTTGCCGATCTCAGCCGCATTGAGGTAGCGGATGATGTTCTCGAACTCGTTGCTGGTGTTGCCCTGAAAGCCGTAGTTGCTCGGGTGCAGTTGCTTGAGACGCGCCATGGGTTACTCTCGAATGTTGACCGCAAGACCGTTGATGCGCAGCAGGTCCGTGCCCGTTGACTCCAGCTTGAGCTGCATACCGAGCAGCGAGCGGTCCAGCTTGCGCTCGAACTGGTGCATGAGCGGAATGCCCGGAAGTTTGTCGCCGACCCGGTTGTCGTCGATCTCGACCACCTCGGTCGCCACGACAGCGTCTTGATCGTCCATCACGGTGATCGTGAGCTGGCCGGTCCCAACGCAATGCACGAGGAGGCTGTAGACCGTCTTGTTGCGGCTCATGGACCCGAGCCAGAACATCGGCGTGACGATCTCCATCGTCAGATCGACGCCGAAGGTCGCAACTTGGCCGACCTTGTAGCGCTCAAAGACGCCGCCTGGCGTGCCGATCAGGAAGCGATCCGCGAGGTTGAACGCGCAGGTCGCGTTGAGATAGCGCCCATAGGACCAGCGCGGAATCTCGTCGTCTTCCTTCGGGACATAGACGGAGAGCCGGTGTGACTCGATGCGGCTGTAGGGGAAGAAGATGTGCAGCCGCCGGGTTTCGCTATCCCAGGCGGCGTTGATGCGCTGCTTTGCGCTGACCGTTTCGTACAGCTCGCGGTAGAGCATCAGCACGTCGTCACTCAGGTTGATCGAGTAGACGCTGATGTTGTTGTAGCGCGAGCGGCGCAACGCATGGACGCCTTCGCTACTGCAGAACAGCAGCTCCGAGCCCGAATTGACGATGGTGTTGTGGGAGACGCAGCCGACATCGATGGCCGTCTGGTCCTGGATCGACCAGTTCTCGACGTTGGGGTCGACCTGATAGAGCAGCGTCTGGTTGTTGGTGAAGATTGCAAGACGGTTCCACTCGAACCCGGCGATTCCGGTGATCACGTCGCCCGAGTTGGACATGTTTGAAATATCGATGGAGCCGGCCCGCAAGACATTGGTGTCGTTGGGGTCTTCGTCGTTGGGGAAGACATCGTCCATATCCACCCGCGAGAGCCACACCCTCATCGGGTATCGCGCCATCCCGGCGCAGGCGATGCGGCGATTCACAGAGGTCAAGAACGCCGGCGGGTCCGTCTGCAGTGAGGGCGCACCCAGCTCCCGGAACAGGCTGCCGTCATAGTATTTGACCGGCTGGCCGAAGGAGGCGATGTACAGGTTGCGGCTGAAGATCGCCCCCGACATCACCGATCCAACCGCGAAGGCTTCTTCCCGCAGGTGGCCGGCATTGGAGCGCAGGGTCACACCGCCGCTGAGGTGCTCAGCGTAGACGTAGCTGTCGCCGCTGATCTGCCAGACGTTGGAAATGTACTCGTCGCTCTCCAGCCAGCGCGCCGAGGGCTCGCGCACGATCTGCCCCTGCCGGTCGCAGAACGCATCGCGCAGTCCGGCGAGGTACTGGTTCTTGCCGGTATCGAGCGCCGAGTGGTGGCGCTCCGTATTGAGCCCGACGAACTGCTCGTAGACGTAGGGCTTGATCTTGATGCCGGGCGGCGAATTGGACTGTCTCACCGGGTTTCCTGCATCTCGATGGGCGTGTTGAGGCCGCCGGTGTAGCGCTTGTGCGCCTCGCGATTCAGGGTCATGTAGTAGAGCGACTGGTGCATCCCAGCCTTCTCGCTGACCTGCTGCGAGGAGTAGTAAGCGAGCAGCCCTTCGCGCATGACGTTGTCGGGGATCTCGCGCGCCTCATCAATCGCGACATAGTCCTCAACCGGCTCGAACCCTTCGACCCGCTCCAGCGTCGGATGGAAGTTCCACTCGGCGACGACCGCGTTCGCAAACTCCAGGAACATGTGCGCGGCCTCGCCGCTCACCGACTCCGGGGAGAAGTCACCGAAGCGCCTCAGCGCGCTCATCACCAGCGCGCTCAGCGGTGAGTGCTTCGCCCGGATGTGCGGATTTGCGGAGCCCATCGTGCGTTACGCTTGAACGACCCGGCCGCGCTTGACGAAGTGGTGACGCTTGAAGCGATCCACGTCTTCCTTCTTGACCTTCCAAAGCAGCTTGGAGGGGTCTTTCGGATAGCGCAGCGCGTCAATCCCCATGACCTTGAATCCGTAGGGCTCGGCTTCGGAGCTGATGAAGTCCACCTTGTCCGATCCCGTGTCCGTCTTCTTTTCAGTCTCCGTCTTCTTGATTGGTTCAGCCATCTCGGTTCCTCATACAAAAACAGGGGCCGAAGCCCCTGCGTTATCACTTCGCTTGCGTCAGAACGCGCAGCCCATCAGGTCACGTCGAGCGTCGACCAATTCTTGATCGCGTGATGCGGCAAGTCCTGCAGCATCTCCAGGCCGCACTCGGTCAGGTACTCGTGCTTCACCCGGTCCTCGCCGTTGCCCTGCCGCCCTTCGAGCAGGTTGGTATCGCGCCCATCGAGGTAGCGGTAGCGGATGTACGGGAAGTCGAGGAAGACGGCCGCGTCCGCCATGCCGGGGATGCGCCGGAATTGCGGATGGACGTGCAGGAGCAAGTCACCCGCAAAGGTGGTGTACTTGGTGAAATTCACCCCGTAAGAACCCGAGAACGTCGACGGGCTCCAGCGATCCTTGCCCATCTTCTGCATGTGGCCTGCGATGGTCGGGCCGCAGAAGACGACCTTCTCCTTCGAGCCCCAGGCGAAGACGGTATCGATCAGGAAGCGGTCGAACTGATCCTCGGAGATGCCGCCATCGCCGTTGAAGTCGGAGTCCGCATCGGTGACGCCGGTGATCTCGTTGAAGATGCCGCCAGTGAAGCGGGTCGGCTCCGAGGTCGAGGCGTTCTGGATGTCCCGATCACCGAAGAACATCATCCGCTCGATGTCGCTCATGTGCAGCTTGAGCGCCTTGTCGCGGGCTTCGGCCTCCTTCGGCCCGGTGCGCAAATAGGTCTTCTGCAAGGTGCCGCTGACGCTGAACGCCGTGCGGAAGATTTGCGTGTAGTTGTACTTGGTCGTCGCGTCGAAGGTGATCGGGTCCGGGGTGTCCGCGCCTTCCTTTGCCGCGAAGCCGGCGACGAAGACCTCCGAGGTATCCGGGATGGTCTGGCCCGTCGCTGATCCGCCGATGTGACGGGATACCGTCGCCGTCTCGGTCGCAGAATCCCAAGCGGTGACGTGCATCACCTCGCCGGTGTCGGCGACGACCAGGATGGTGCCGGGGATGATGAAGTCGTTTTCGTCCGATGCGGCAAAGACAACGGAAGTGCCGTCTGCCGCGACCAGGCCGCTGACCGTCATCTTGCGGTCTGGCATGTGGTCGGAGAAGTTAGTGTACTTGGGGTCGTCAGTGGATTCCGACGAGGTCATCGCAAGCAGCGCGTTCAATGGCGCATCGCCATTGGGCTCCAGGAAGGTGTAATACTCGCGATAGTTGGTCGGACGGAAATCAACGGTAAATTCGCCGGTTCCGCGAAGACCTTGGATTGCGGCAATCGCCATGTCTGTCTCCAGAAAGTGAGCAGTGATTCACAATCTGGCGTGCGGAGTCGATCGTCGCGTGCCAGTCCTTCGTGGGTTTTGATCGCGCAGACACCGGAAACTCATCGGTGTCGCAATGGGCGCGATCCTTTCACCCGCGTGATGAAGCGGAAGATAGTCGCGGTGTCTTGAAGTTGTCAATAAAGACACCCTCGGTTGTCACCCGAACCGTTGGCGAATCTTGCTCTCCACCATCTCAGCCAATGGCCCAGGCGGAGACTGCGGAGCGGCTGCTCCGGGTTGCGGCGTTGCGCCAACAGCGCGGCCGGTGAACGCTTGTCGCCGGCGGTTGGTTTCCAACAGCTGCTGCAACTGCGGCGTCTGCTTCACCGCCTGGTAGTCCTGAACAAGACGGGCAAGCAGGCCCCGGTTGGCGAAATCGACCGGCGTGAAACCACGCTCAGCGGCGAAGACCTTGAAGTCGCCCGCCTCCTGTTCACCGAGCCCGGATCGGTGCAGCACCTCGCGCACGTTGTTCTCGATCTGCTGCTTCTTGACCTGGGCCGCCTGCTGGATGTTGCCGTCCGTCGTCATCTTGGCGGCGTTGGCAACACCGGCGGACTGCGCCAGCACCTGCGACAGCATCTGCTCCATCTGCGCGAGCTTCTGCGCCATCTGGCCTGACCCCGCCATCGCCTCCTTGTAGCCAGGCGGCAGCGAGACGGCGTTGTCCTTCTCCCACTGCTCCAGCTGCTGCGAGATGTCGGCATTGCTCGGCGCGTCCTGCGCGGTCATCTCCTGCTGTTGCGCCTGCGGCTGACCACCCATCTGCGGGTTGTGCTGCATCGCCTGCTTCATCAGCATGTCGATCGCCTGCTCGGGCCGGGTGCCAGGCGGCAGGCGCTCCATGAGCTGGCGTCCGAATTGGTTGAAGGCACCGAAGTTGCTGTAGTCGTCGACCAGCTTCTCGTAGCGCTCGTACAGGCCCTTGAGCTGCTGCGGCGTCAGGTCGACCTCCTCGTCACCGCGCTTGACCTTGTAGAGCACCGGCTCCTCATCCATCTGGTCGCCTTCTGTCTGCGGGCTGCCATCAGCTTCCGTCTTCTCGGCCTGGGTCGTCGGTGCCTCCGGCGGCGGGCCTTGTTGGGCCTGCGGTTGCGGCTGGGCCTGGCCGGGGTCTGGCTGCGGGGCCTGCTGCTGGGGCGGCACTCCGGCCTTGCTGGCGAATAGCTGGTCGACAGCGGCGCGCTGTTCTTCCGGGCTTTGCGGGTTCATTCGTTACCTCGTGATTCCAGTGATTCCATTGCCTGATCGTTTTCGAGCTGCAGCAGCATGTTGCTCGGCAGCTCCTTCAGTGTCTTGAGACCCCATATCGCACCGCGCGTGAAGTTGTTGCTGGCCTCATCGCCGGGGCCGCTGCCCATCTTGTAAGCAGCCTGCAAGGCGCTCGCGTCCAGGGATTGACACACATGCTGCCAGGCGAGCGATTTGGTCAGCGACCGCAGCTCCTCGATCAGTCGCTGCCGTTCTCGGTTATCCATCAGTGCTGTACGTTGCCATTGTAGGTTCGCCCTTCACGCTCCGCTTCCAACCAGGGTTCCCCTGGGTACGCGAAATGCCGCCGTCGCCCGGAGCTGCGCGACCAGCGGGTAATCACATGCAGCACCTGACCCATCGTGATTAGATAGATGACGAGGAGATAATCAAAGACCAACCAGGCGTAAGACAGGTCATCTCCCACCAGTTCATGCTTGTTCGTCAGCATCCAATCGATCTGTAACGCCGAGAAGATGCAAGACAGCAAGACGGCAAAGCTACAGCCGCCGATCATCGTGATCTTCAGGCTAATTTCCAGATCGGGCCGCTTCCAGGCGCAATAGGCAACGTAGAAGTAGAGCCCGATCGAAATGCCGTGCAGCGCGATCGTGATGGCATACATGACCGTTTGCGCCGCCATCAGTCCACCAGCTTCTCGATGATGATGGTTGCGATCAGGCTCAGCGTCGATCCGCCAACGATGATAGCAACCCACCGCGCGGCGCTGACAATCGTCGTGTTGTCCTGCACGGCGCGCTCGATCGCGCGGATGCGCTCCTCATGGTCCTCCAGGTCTTTGTCGACCCGGTGTTGCCAATAAGACCGATCTCGATACTGGCGCTCGTCTTCCGTCACGTCTCACGATCCGATTCTCTGCGTGGTCCTCGGCGGCGATCCTGCAAGCGGCGACGATCGCCCTCGAACAGGATCGGCGGGATGAAATGCGGCGTCTTGGCCGTGCGCGGGACGTACTCCCAGCAGTCATCGCCCAGGGCTTCGCACGACGCCCAATGCGGCCATGTTCCGAACTGCAGGAAGTAACCGATGAGCCATAGGGTCGCAGCGGGCCAGATGATCAGGACACCGAGCCAGCGAAACGGCGCGATCGGTCGACCGAGCCTGTTCCACGGAGATTTCACCGCGCACATCCATCGGGCCTCACCACTTGCGTGCCGGTTCCAGGCGTCGATGTAACAATTAAGACGCGGGACGCGCGTTAGCTTCGGCGGGTCAGGGATCGTCTGCATCTCATCGCCTGGCCGACACACCCGGCAAGATGCGCTTGGTATCGATCGGCTGCTTGGCATCGACCCGGCCCCACCAGCCAAGCAATGCGCCGAGCAGTGCAACGATCTGCAGCAACGACTCGACCAGCGTGTTCGCGTCAACATCGACACCGAACTGCGCGAAAGCCATCGCCAAGATCGCGATCACCGGACCCCATGTGCCTTTGCTCAACCACCAGGGTTTGCCTTGTACTTCAGGAAACGTCTCGTTCATCGTATTACTCCGTCATTGGGTTGTTCGCCAAGTGTCGGCCACCGTTCGGGGAATACTGCACAAAGACGCCGGGCACAAACGTCAGCGCCTCGGCCACCGCATAGGAGCCATCAGGATTCCGCTGCTGCGTTGTAACCTGCACGACGCAACCCCCTGGAACCCCCATCGCCTTTGTCGATTTCATCCAGCCCTCCTTCTGGCTGCTAGCCTTCGCCAGTAGCTGGAACAGGTCGCCGTCTCCGTAGACTTCTAAGTCTTCGACGTTCTGCCTTGCGCCAGAAACATCGCTGTTATGAAGGGTCTTTTGGCTCATCGTCTCTCTCCATCTTTCAAACAATACAGCACCCGAAAGCAGTATGCCTCTTGTGCCGCTTCTTTGGCTTTCTCGATGCTGTCGTAAACACCGTGCCAGCCGCCCCAGGGGGTCTTCTCCAGACAGACCGGAACAGATCGCCACGGTCGCCA